ATACTAGCACAGGAAAACTAAATGTATATAATGGTTCCACAGGTGCATGGGAAGTAACCCAATCAGTTGGTAGTTTTTTTATAAACACATTATCTAGTTCATCTAGCACAGGAGGAGGAAGTGCAACATTTAATGGGTCAGCTTACAGATTTACTCTTAGTAACCCCGGTCAGTTTGCAGCACAACACCTTGTTAGCATCAATGGAGTCATTCAGAAACCTAACTCAGGAACCAGCCAACCAAGTGAGGGTTTCGCAATTTCTAGTGCTGATATTATATTTTCTGCCGCCCCTGCTAGCGGTGCTGATTTCTTCATCATCACGATCGGATCGACAGTAAGTATTGGTACGCCAAGTGCTGGTGCAGTAAGTGCTACAGAGTTAGCAAATGGTGCAGTTATAACTGCTAAGATACAAAATGATGCAGTAGACGGAACTAAAATAGCTGACGACTCTATAAACTCTGAACATTATGTTGATGGGTCTATAGATACAGTCCATATAGCTAATGATGCAGTTGACGCTACAAAGCTTGCTAACACGTCTGTAACAGCTGGTAGCTATGGATCATCAACTTCTATTCCAAGCATCACTGTAGACGCTCAGGGACGTATCACAGCAGCATCTGGTAACTCTGTTAACACAGATGTAGTCGGTGACACAACACCGCAACTAGGTGGAAATCTTGATATAAATAGTAATGATATAACTGGAACTGGAAATATAAGTGTAACTGGAAACCTTACATTAACTAATGCTGATCCTAGAGTACGTCTTATAGATACAGACCATAACTCTGACTTTTCAATATTTGGAAATGGTGGTACATTTACTATTTCTGATGATACTAATTCTGCTAATAGATTTCAAATAGCTTCTGATGGTACTACTAATATCAATGGAAACTTAAATGTTTCTTCTGGTATAGATGTGACAGGTGTATGTGCGGCAACATCGTACACAGGTGACGGTAGCAGTCTTACAGGTGTAGCATCAACAGTAGCTGACGGATGTATATATGAAAACTCACAGACTATATCTAACAACTACACAATAACCACAAACAAAAATGCTATGAGTGCAGGGCCGATCACGGTAGCAAGTGGTGCAACATTAACAATACCTTCGGGTAGTACATATACAATAGTTTAATATGGCAATACAAATAAATGGAAACGGTACTATCACAGGTATATCTGCTGGTGGTTTACCAGCTGGCACCGTAACGTCAGCAACACTAGCTGATGGAGCAGCAAGTGGTACAAAACTTACAGTGCCCACTGGTTCAGTTATACAAATTGTAGAAGGATCAAGTACAACACAAGAACAACCTACAGGTCAAAATTATGTTCTTTTTCTTACAAAAGCTATTACTCCATCTGCTACTGCAAATAATATATTTGTACAAGTAGTTGCACAATATGGTTTAATGACAGCTAGCGGTCAAGATGCTGGATTAGGGTTTAAGTTAACAAGAACTGTTGGTGGCACAGAAACAACAGTATATGAATCTGATGATCCTTACGATGTTTACTGTTATGGTTCATCAGGTGTATCAGAATCAAGAAGACATAAACCTATTAATCATTTAGACACAGGTGTTAGTACAACAAGTACAGTTACTTACAAAGTTTATGCTAGAGATTATAGCTCTTCTGCTCAACTAGAAGGTGTTTGTATAGCTGCTGCAAAAAGCACTATACACCTATTGGAGATAAAAGGATGACAATAAAATTAAATGGTTCAACAGCTGGTTCAGTCGCTCTAGACGCACCAGCTTCTACAACAGGTAACGCTGATATAACATTTAAGTTGCCTGTAGCTGACGGCACTGCTGGACAAGTACTAAAAACTGACGGTTCTGGTAACTTAAGTTGGGCTGACCCAAATATATCTGAAGCAGATCAATGGTATTTGAATACAAACATTACCAGTTCTGGCTCTGATGCTTTTGTTACAGGAGCAGTATTTACAAGAGTTAATGGCACATTTTCTGGTGCTGCATTAATTGGTACAGGCATATCATACAACAGTAGTAATGGTGAATTTACTTTTCCTTCTACAGGTAAGTATTTAATAACATTAACTGGTTTAGGAAGACCAACAGGTTCTGATAATATGTATATGGCTATTAGACAAACAGTAGATAATTCTACTTATCTTTATGCAGCAAAAATGCAGATGCACTCTGCTGGCCCACAAACGGCAAGCTGTCGTTTTCTTTTTGATGTTACAAATGTATCAACACATAAAATAAAACTATTTCCTTGGTCAATGGATAGTGGTAGTTATTGGGAATCTTCGACAGGTAATTCTAGTGATGGAATACGTACAAACATTTTATTCCAAAAGTTAGGAGAAACATAATGAGTAAAATACAAACAAACAAAATACAGCATACTGCAAACGGTGCAGCTGAGTTTACACTACCTACAGCAGATGGTACAAACGGTCAAGTACTAACAACTAATGGTTCAGGTACTTTAAGTTTTGGTACAGATCAAAAAGGTAAAGTTCTTCAAGTTGTAAGTGTTTCTGATTCTGTCAGAGAAAGCACAGGAATAGTTTCTTTGTCGACTGCGAATACATATTATGACACACCATTTGCTGTAACAATTACCCCTTCTGCTACATCTAGTAAAATATTACTTATGGGTCATGTTATGGGCGAGTTTAGTTTTGATGATTATTTAGCTATATGGCGTATAAATAGAGCAATATCAGGAGGCTCAACCACTGCTATTCAAGCAGGGGGTGCTGGTTCAAGGCCCACGAGTATATCAGTTGTTCCTTCAGGTTTTTATAGCTCTAATGCTGATTCTACACCAACTGTAATAAATTTTGCTGGTCTATTAGACAGTCCAAGCACAACCTCTGCAATTACTTATACTTTTCAAGTAAATTCAACACAACTCGGTTCAAAAGCTTTTTATTATAATCGAAGTGTAGGCGATGGTCAGGCGATTGACTACGAACGTGGACTTAGTTGGATTACAGCACAGGAGATCTCAGGATAATGACATTAACACAAGTAAGCACCGGCGGTATTAAAGACGGTCAGGTGCATACAGCTGATCTGGCAGATGGTCAGATTACAGCTGGTAAACTACACGCCGATGCTCTTGATCGTACCTACACACTAGGAGCAGACGGTAGTAACCACTATACATTTACAGGAGAGGGCTTGACCGGGGCGGTCAATGACCCTACCTTGTATTTGACACGTGGTAAAACATATAGATTTGTAAACGGTAACTCCTCTGGAGCACATCCGTTTCGTATACAAACAACAGTCAATGGCTCGGCTGGTACAGAGTACAATACAGGAGTCACAAATAACGGAGGAGCTGGTGGGTCTACAATAATATTTGAAGTACCACATGATGCTCCAGACGTGTTATACTACCAATGTACCTCACATGGTTCTATGGGTGGTATATTCTATGTTACAGGAGCACTAGCTGACGGAACAGTTACTACAGCTAAACTAGCAGCCGATGCAGTTACTTCAGCTAAGATAGCTGACGATGCTGTTACAGGAGATCACGTGGCAGCTGATGCAATATCTACTAGCCATATAGCAGATAACAGTATTCTTGCAGATCAAATAGCAGCAGACGCAGTTACAACAGTTAAGATTGCAGATGATGCTGTTACAGATGCTAAGTTAGCTAACTCGATTAACGCAGCTATAGCAGCAAATACAGCAAAAGATCTTACAGCTTTAAGTGCAAGCAACCTTACATCTGGTACAGTTCCAGACGCACGTTTTCCAGCTACATTGCCAGCGGTTAGTGGTGCAAACTTAACTAACTTGCCTGCTGGTGGTACACCATACAATATTATAATTAACGGAGCTATGAACGTAGCCCAACGCCGAACTTCTACTACAGCACAAGGATATGTACTTGATAGATGGGGTGTATATTATAATGCATTAGATGAAAACTCAACTTATGAACAAGGTGATGTCACAAGTGGTGGAGCTTATAATGCTGGTTTTAGAAAATGTTTAAAGATAACAAACGGCAATCAAACAAGTGGTGCTTCAGCTGCCAGTAGAATATTTGCAGCTTATAATGTTGAAGCACGAGACATGGCAAACAGTGGCTGGAATTATACATCTAGCTCAAGTAATATAACATTATCTTTTTGGGTAAAAGCTAGTGTTTCTAAAAGCTATTATGGATATCTATATAGTTTTGATGGAACAAATCGAAGATATGCTTTTGAAACTGGCACTTTAACTGCTAACACTTGGACAAAAGTAACAAAAACTATTCCCGGAGATTCTAATTTACAATTTGATAATGATATCGGTAGTGGTCTTTACATTACTTTTGGTGCATATTGGGGTACTAGCTACA